TACTGCTTTCCTGTCATGCTATGTTCCCGTGTCAGCTTTCGCCTTTCGGTTAGACAGGTTGACTTTCCCGTGATTATGGGGAGTAGATACCAATTATTCTACTATCGAAAATGTCCTATCTGGACGCACGTCATGGATCATGAGAAGTGCGGTGGGAGACATCTGCACGGTATTGCCCGCCATTGCGATCACACTTGCCGCTGATGCAGCGATGCTTGCGATGCGCACAGTGACATTGTGCGGATAGTCACGGATCATTGTGTAGATCTCCGCAGCGGCGAAGACGTTGCCGCCCGGCGAATTGATCCAGAGTGTGAGGTCACCGTCTTCGGCATACAGCTCATCTCTGAAATCCTGCGGCGTGATCTCATCGCCCCAAAAGCTTTCCGAGTCGATAGGGCCTTCGAGGCGCAGCACTCTACCGCCGCTGTCATCGTGAATATAATCCCAGAATTTCGGCATTTACATCCCTCCGTTTCGTACTTTCTTCCTGCGTTTCTTACGCAGGAAACGGTCATCGGTTTCTTCTTCCGGTGTATTTTCTGTATCTGTCTGTTCCTCAGTGCCATCTTCCTCCGGCTCGTTCAGGTCGTAGGCGGCACCTGCATCCTGCAGCTTATTGTAGCTGCCGTTGAGGTAATAATCATCCCCTCCGAGATCGTGCGGAATGAGATCCATGTTTTCAAGACGGCGAACATCATTGGGCGACATAAAGCCGTTGCCGACACCGATCGCATAGGCGTTCATTCTGCTCTGGTAATCTCCGCGCATCAGACCGTCCACGTTGAATTTCGGAAAATATACATCCTGTTCCTCCTCCAGCAGAAGGTCTTTGATGATGCCTTTTTCAATGCGGATGATCCACGGCATGAGGGAATACTGCACAAATGCGATACCCTGATGCTCGATGTTATTGAAGGTGCTGCGTTTCAGATCCTGTACCAGATGCGGTGGTACCTGAAACATTCGGCAAATTTCCTCCACATCGAATTCCCTTGTGGAAAGGAACTGCGAATCCTCCGGCGGCAGCGATATTGGTTTATACTGCATACCTTCTTCGAGGACTGCGATGCGGTGTGCATTGCGGGAACCGCCGTACACTCTCGTCCAGTTTTCACGGATCTTTTCGGGATTTTTCAGCACGCCCGGATGTTCCAGAACACCGGCAGGCTGCGCTCCGTTTTTGAAGAAGGCGCTGCCGTAACGCTCCACCGCCATTGCTGCGCCCAGCGCATTTTTCATCATGGCAATGGGTGAAAATCCCACAAGTCCGTTGAATCCCAGACCCGGAATGTGCAGTATCTCATCTCGCTGAAAGATGATATCCTTGTCATGCTCACCGGGCTTTTCATCGGTGTATGCGTGATAAGTGTAGAACAGGTCGCCGGACTTCGGATCGCGGTCGATCTCCATGTTCTCCGGCAGCAGCGGATACAGACCGAGAATTTCATTTTTGCCGTCCCGGACGATCTGCGCATAGGCGTTGCCCCAGAGCAGCAGATGACACATCAGCGCCTCCCAGAATGAGAATGAACTCATTTCCGGATTCGGCTGTCGGTAGAGTATCTTGTACAGCGGATGATCGGTAGCGCGTTCCTTATCCTCACCGGCACCTGTATATCTGTACAGATGCAGCGGAAGTCCTGCGATAGTATTTGACAGCAGTCTCACGCAGGCATAAACGGTAACGATCTGCATTGCCGTTCGTTCATCCACACGCTCTCCGCTGTGCGTCATGCCGAATACAAACAAATTACCGGAATCACGGACATTGTCCCGGATATCCGGCAGTGACGGCGCGTCTCTCGGCTTATTGAAGCCGAGCCAGCTCAAAAAGCCCATAGTATCATCCTCCTTCTGCATCGGACGTTTTTTCGTAATTCACCCCGATATACCCCAGGACTTTTCCAAGTCCAAGACCGTGATTGTCAGGCTGCCATACACCGTCCATCTCCGCACCGCCGCCGATGCAATAATCATAGATCTTCGGGTGCGTCTCGGCAAGTTTCTGAAAACGGTTAGGATCTTTTTCGAGGTGACAGCCGAACATACAGAACATACAGCCTGTCCGCTGTGCGCCCGTGGTGTGGTACTTGCCGTCCTCGCCGATAAAAATATCCCCGTATACCGAAGCATAGGGGATCTTTCGTGTGTAGATATATTCGAGAACATCCTGCTCTGTCCAGAAGGACATGGGCTGAGAGCGAGGACGTTTCGCATCAAAGGCGTTGCAGCCGTGGATCAGCCAGTGTTCTTTGCGCAGTCGGCTTTCACAAGCCATCGTTGCCACGATGGGCATTCTGCCAGTTTCCTTTTCGTACTGCTTCATGGGATTTTTCTTCATGACGCTACAGCATTCCGAGGAACAGCGGAACGGCGCATCGAGCAGAAACTTCCATTTTTCGCAGTTGTATTGGCTTTTATTGCCGTTCTTATCCAGTGCCAGACCGCACAGCTTTTGATAGTCACCGTGATTCTGCTCTCTGCCTTCTGCGATAGCTTTCCGTGCATACTGCACACGGCGGCTCACTTCTTTGGAAACTACCGGATAGCCATATTTCTGAATGACCTGACGGAAGTTCATCTTCGGGCGGACAATTGTCACATCATCGAAGGTGCGAACAAACTCCCTGATCTCAGGAAATTCCAGTCCGGTATCCGCAAAGACAGCGGGTACATCGTAAACGCCCGGCGTATTCCGCACAATATCCAGAAGAACAGTGCTGTCCTTACCGCCTGAAAAGCTGACATACACATCACCATCGTAATGGTCGTACCACCCACGAATGCGGTGCTGTGTCATGATGATCTTGCTCTCCAGCGATAGCGACTGCATCTGATAAAGGTCACTAATTTGGTGTTTCATTAACATCACCCCCTACAAAACGATCAGGTCATGATCGGGTTCGTCATAGATACTGCCCTGCATTTCATGGCGGATGACTCTGTCGAGCGCCATGATCCATGCCACGATGCCGTCGATCTTTTCGGTCGATTTTTTCTTGGACGGCTTGATATTCTCCGCCGCATCCATTTCAGCGACCACATTTCCTGCCATCCAGCGCAGAACAGGATTGCCGCCGTGGATGAATTTCCCCTCCAACAAGAGCTTATACAATTCCTTCATCGGGGGCGACATATCCTTGAAACCCATGCCCATCGGCACGACTGTGAATCCATCTCCGATCAGATCTGTGATAAGCTGTGTAGCGTTCCAGCGGTCGGCTGCAATCTCCTTGATGTTATACATCGTGTGCAGTTCGTTGATCGTTTTCCGCACGAAATTGTAATCCACCACATTGCCCTCAGTCACATGAAACAAGCCCATGCGTTCCCAAACATCGTATGGCACATGATCGCGCCGGACACGCAGGTCAAGGGTTTCTCTCGGCAGCCAGAAGTGAGGAACAACGATGTATTTATCGCCATCATGCAGCGGAGGGAATACCAGTACGAAAGCCGTAATGTCGCTCGTACTCGACAGGTCAAGTCCTGCATAGCACTCACGTCCGCGCAGGGATTCGAGGTCAATAGGAAGATTGCCCCTGTCGTAGATATGCTCCGGAATCCATGCAACGACGCTGCCGACCCACTGGTCAAGACGAAGCTGACGGAATACATTTTCTTCCGCCGGATTTGTCAATGCCTCGCGGTGCGCATCACGCACTCGGTCAATGGTAATGGTGTATCCGAGGGACGGATTTGCCTTGTACCACGATTCCTCAGCGTTCCAGTCATCGTCATCATTCAGTCCGTAGATCACGGGATAGAAGGAAGGATCGATGCGCCTGCCGTCCAGAATATCTTTTGCTTTGGTGTGATACTCGTAGCAGATAGAATTCCTGTCTGTTCCTGCCGTGGTGATCAGGAAGTACAGCGGCTGAGTACGGGCATCACCGGAGCCCTTCGTGAGAACATCCACAAGGCTGCGATTCGGCTGAGCGTGCAGCTCGTCAAGTACCAGACCGGATACATTCAGACCGTGCTTGGTACCGACCTCCGCCGAAAGCACCTGATAGAATCCCACATTGCTGTAATTCACCAGCCGCTTTGTCGCCGCCATGATCTTGGAACGTTTGAGAAGCGCCGGCGTCATTTCCACCATTCGTTTTGCAACGTCAAAAACGATAGAAGCCTGCTGTCGGTCAGCGGCAGCACCGTAGACTTCGGCGGACGGCTCGTTATCGGCGTACAAGAGATACAGTGCGATCGCCGCCGCAAGCTCGCTATTGTGCGTAGGCACAAATGACGTTCCTGCGAGATATTGGTGACTCGGACTGTCCACCTGAATGCACTGCATTTTCACAGGATGCTCCACAGGCTGGATATCCAGCAGATAATGAAAATGTGGATTATTCTCTTTTGAGATACTCCAATTTTTCAAAATCTCTGGATTGTTTATTTTCGGGCGACTGCTCGAAGCGATTTTTATCGCTGATCTCATTTGATAGATTTCAAGTGTTGTTACGATTTTTTCGCCGGAGTCATCTGAGATATTCCACAGGTGCCGTTCACCGGCAATGATCGAAGTACCGTCCTTGAAGGTCAGCTTGTAGGCTTGCTCTGTATCATCCACTGGACTTTTCGCAACCACATGGCACGGGATGCCGTTTTCGTCAAACACAGTATCTCCGACCTTCAGATCACCCATATTGGTGAATCCCTGCGGTGTCGGGATCGGGGTATCCAAGGCGAGCTGCTTTCCATTTTTCTTGGGTATTTCGACATATGCCGTGCGAAACTGCCGGGTATCATCCTCTTTGACGATGCCGAATATATCCCGGATGATCTGCTCCTGCCACGGCAAGAGCCAGAACGGTTTGCCTGCCCAGCGTCCTTTGGTATGGCAGAGATTTTCGATGAATCGCACAGCCCTGTCCGCCTTTGCCTCATCATAGTGTGATTCCGGCAGCATGAAGCGTGTGGGCTGGTAGTCGGTGAGCTTCGGGTAGTTCGCCGGTCTTTCTCTTGCTTTTGCTGTTCTTCCCATCAGCCGCCTCCCAGAAGTGCATCCATATCGTCAACGGCGGCGTCCTTCATATCTGCACCGGCAGTGATACGGCTTCTTGCCGCCGGAGTCAGTCCGAACTGCTCTGCGATCTTGTTCATGATCTTCAGATAGGTCTGCGCAATACTGACCTGCGGGACCTGCTGCCAGTAACCGGATTTCGTTTTCACGATCGTGCCGTGCTGCGTCATGAATTCCTCGGCTTCCTTCCATCGTGCATATGCCTGACAATAGGATGCGAATGCCGCCTGATCGACCTCGGTCAGCACACCGATCGCTTCGAGCTGTTTGGATAGTCTGCGCCATTCCTTTTTCGCTTCGGGCTCCAGCCACTTCGGACAGGGCGGTGCCTTCTTTGCAGGCTTTGGTTCTGCATCATTCAGCGGACGCTTGCCCGGATTGCCTTCCAGTTCTTTGATCGCTGTGGGCTTTGGTTTTCTGCCTCTTTGAGCCATCCGCATCACTCCTTTCAAATTCTCATGGCCCGAAAACTGTCCACAAGACAGTTTTTCTGACAAACAAAAGCGGAACCTCTCGGCTCCGCTGCTGTATGTAATGGGGTGGGCTGCTTACCAGCCCATCTCCCTGTAGTAGTCTCCCTCGGTGTCGCAGGCGTCAAGGTAGGCGTCGTAAAAGGCCTCGTCATCGTCGTAGGTGTCCGTTTCGTAGTCGATGCCCACCAGCTCCTCGAAGGTCGTGCCCTGCTCGGCGGCCGCCTTCTTTGCAAGCTCCTCGGCGTTCTGCTCAATCCAAGCCTCGAACTCCTCGTCGCTGCAGCCGTCGTTCTCGACCTTAAGCTCGTTCTCGTAGTCGGCATCCGCCCAGGTGATGACCGCCTTCGTGATGTACTCTTCCTCGTTCCAGTTGCTCTTTGCTGCCTTTGCTCTTGCCAGTGCCATTCCGTAGCTGATCATGTTCTTTCCCTCCAGATCTCGTTGTTTTTCGCTTGTGGGCTTTGCCCCTTGTGTTGTGTACATATTACCGTCTTTTCGACGATAAGTCAACGAATAATACTACCAGAGATGTACTTTTTTATTTGTCGGATAATGTACATTTTATGCTGAGAAAACGCTGTCAGAAAAGACTCAAATGTGGGCATAAAACGCGCCGTGTGAGGGCTGCTTTTTTGAAGGGCAAGTTATGCGCTGATTCTCCCAAAAGCCCACACAGGGCAACGTGGCGTACCGGAGGGCGCTGGGGAAAAGAAAAGAGCCTGCAATCGCAAGCTCTGATCTTATGTAGCTTTGTTCAGCCCCTTGAATGCGGCTCACCGGTCAGCACATCCGTCATAACCGCAGCGCCGTCCCGGAAACCCTCGATGTAATTCATTTCCATCTCCAAGGATGCCATCTGCGCCTGCATATCATACAGTTCTGCGAATACCGCAAGTCCATCCTCCGATAACTGCGGCTCCAGCTTTTCACGCAGTTCACTGCATTTGTCAAGCAGTTGATGATACCGGATATTGTCCGGTTTAATCGAATGCGAAGGTCCCAGCCGTCCGTGGTACAGTTCGCTGATCGCTCCCATGTCGTTCACCTCCCTCCGGCGGATCAGTGGGCGGCACACCGACCGCCCAATCCGTTTTAGTTGTACTTGTCGAGGAGCATCTGAAGCACCGCTTCGGTGTCCTTGTCGGCACAGGGTACATCATCGCCCCTGTCGAAATTGAACACCTCGATGCCGTCCCGCTGAATCCAGATCTTCGAGGCTCTGCCCTCCTCGTACCCAAAGACGCTCGGCTCCTCGAAGTGCTTTATGCTGTAGCGGTAAGCCTTCCCGTTATAGTTGATAACGCCCTGTGTCCACATCGTGGTTACCTCGTTCTTTCGTAGTTTTCGGCTCGGTTTCCCGTTCCGTTGTACACAGTATAACTCTGTTCCGCACATATAGCAATAGTGAGTAATCACGATCATTTCAGGCTATATTTGGTGGTTTGTTGTGTACAATATGCCTTGCCGTAAAACGCGCCAGAACGCGCCGTGTGGGGCGGTTATCCGCATGGTCAAGTGATCCGCAGGAATGCCGTAAGCCCCCACACGGGCGAACGTGGCGAAAGTCAGGGGTTGCTGTTCCTGCCCAACTCGTAGGCTCTTGCAAGCATCATGCGGAGCGTCATAATGCTGACCTCAGCGAGGTCGTTGTCGATGCCCCGGAAGTCCAGGCCGCCGCGCTCCGCAAGCACGAGGCTTTCTTCCATTGCGATCTGCTCCAGTGCCTTTTCCGTTTTGGTATCCATGTATGCGCTCCTTTCGGGGATGCCGCCCCTCCGGAGAAGGGCGGCTCGGTTTTCAGTCGGCGAAGTTTTCAAGATAGTCGCTGATCGCCTTTGCGATCTTGGTGTAGTCCGCTGCGGTGGGGTGGTAGGCATACCAATCGGTTTTTCCGCGGTCTGTCCATGCGTGAATGGCATCCTTGCCTGTCCAGTGGTCGCTGAAGCGAATGACGATCTCGTCAATCTTACCCTCGCTTCGGTTCAGGAGCGCGATCCGGATCGCAGGGTAATGCTCCGAAACCCCAAGCGTTGTAAAAGTCGCCTTGACCGTCGTAGTGTCGGTCAGGCGGGCAATGCAGGCTCTGCCGACCAGCTTGGGGTTCTTCAGGGCGGCGACCTTTGCGGTCATCTTCTTCAGCTCAGTTTCAAAAAAGTTCATGGTGGATTCCTCCGTGTTTTGTATTCCGGCGGGGCGTTCGCCCTTCCGTTGTGTCACATATTACCATGATCCTGTCGATAAAGCAAGCGGCTAAATGTGCAGAACAAGATCGGCGTATTTCCGCAGGAATTGTACATATTATGCCGCCGCCCGAAGGCGCGAGGCAGAGCCGAAGCCCTGCCCCTTATCGGTCAGTCCACAATGTGAAGTACCACCATGCCGTTCGGTGTCGGGATGAAGATCTCCGGCTCCCAGAAGAGTGCCTTGTACTTTTCGATCTGCTCATCGGTCAGCCCAGTGAAATCCTCGAAGCCAAGACCGCACACGAAGAAGGTTCCCTTGATCGGTCCGTACTTCTCGACCGTTCTGTTCCATGCAAGGTCATCGCGGAACAGCCCCTCCTCATTCACAATCACACCGACCTGTTCCTCGAAGGGGTAGATTGCCTGAATGTAGCCGTCCACCTCCGCCTGAAGGTTCTCAAGGGTGTGTTCGATGTCCTTGACGTAAGGGTGCTTGCCGGGTTCACATACCAGAATTTTCATGTAGATTCGCTCCTTTTGTTTGATTCCGCTTGTCTTGCGGTATTGACATATTAACTCTTTTTCCGCAATAAGTCCACGCCTTTTCGCAAAATAAATGTGCCAAACATGAGCCGATATTTCAGGCGGAATTGTACATCGCACAGAACGCGCACAGTCGCGCCGTGTGGGGCGGTTTTCTGCAGTGGCAAGTTATCCGCTGCCGCCATGAAAAGCCCCACACAGGCGAACGTAGCGCGTTTGTGGGCGATCAGCCGAACTCTTTCAGGTAGGCATCGACCCGGTCGCCGTAGCCGAGTTGTTCAAGCTCCTTCGGCTCAAAAACCTCCAGAAGCGTTTCCATCACATCACGCTCCGACCAGACCCCGGTAAGAGAAAGATTGGCAATGACCGCCGTCAGCATCTCGAGCTGTGCGTATGTATCCATTTTGGTTTCTCCTTTTCCGGCATTGCCCCTTCCGTATTTCAGGAAGGGGTCGCCGTTCGTTTTTATTTGCTCTTGCGCCCTGCCTCGTAGGCGTCCTTGAGGGCGGCTTCCAGCCCCCAGACCGGAACCTCGATAAAGTCCTCGCTGTCGCAGTGGCGGGCTTCAAGGTCTCCGCGCTCCTGCACAACGACCATGTGCTTGGCGGCGATCTCGAAGAGCTTCTTGTCGATGCCGGTCAGCGGATGCTCGGCTCTCTCCAGCTCACGCTCGTACTTTGCGATGCTGCTGTCCATGTTGGCGAGTGCCTGCGCCTTGGAAATGCCGTAGACCTCAAGGCAGGTCTCATCGGTCATCTGCTCGGTGGCGGCTCTGCCGTTGCGCAGGAAGTTCAGGGTGGTCTTGATCTCGTTCAGCTTCTTCTTGGTCATGGTGTTTACCTCCGTGTTTTGTTTTCGGCGGGCTGTCTGCCCTTCCGTTGTGTCACATATTACCATGATCTTTTCCAAATAGCAAGCGGCTAAATGTACAGAACAAAATCGGCGTATCTGCGTGGATTCTTGTACATTGTACACCATGCCCACAAACGCGCCAGAACGCGCCGTGTGGGGCGGTTTTCCGCAGGGGCAAGTTTATCGCTTACCGCAGGAAAACCGTACACAGGCGAATGTGGGGCAAGCCCGCCCCGTTATTACTCGGTCGGCGGCAGCCAGTGTCCCTTCTGCTCATCGAAGAGGTAGTAGTAAGGGATGCCCCAGTCGGCGCGCATCAGGGAAACGATGCTCTTGTGTGTGACCGCCGGGCTCATCGGCTCCTTGCGGTCGCGGTGGTAGGCGACCGTCACGCCCTCCGCCGGCTTCTCGAAGCTGTGCGGCTCGTCTGCATTGGGCGCAAGGCGCTCGCCGAGGATGCTGATGTCTCCGAGCGCAAGCAGCGCCTTGACCTTGTCGGCGGTATCGTAGTGCTTGGTGAGGATGGGCATCTGATGCTCCGGGTAGCCGTCCCAGTGGCAGTAGATGGTCTCTGTGGTGCCGTCCTCGTGCAGGATGCCGATTCTCGAATTCGTGCTCATGTTCTTGTCCTCCAGTTTTGTATTCGGCGGGCGTTTTGCCCTTCCGTTGTGTCACATATTACCATGATCCTGCCGATAAGTCCACGCCTATGTGCAAAATAAAACGTAGAAGAATCGCCGCTTTCAGGCTTATGAATTGTCAGATGTACACAGCGTGGAATGATTGGAGCAGAGCCGAAGCCCTGCCCCTTTCTGCTCAGCCCTTCAGCTCTGCCTCGGTCATGATGCGGAAGTTCTTGTCCTGCCAGAAGGAAACGTAAACGAAGCAGCGCACATCCCACTCGCTTTCGTAGTACTCGTCCTCCTCGGCATCGTACTCCTCGCAGGTCTCGGTGTCAGTGTAGCTGTCGATCTCGCGCTGCTCGAAACCCTCACCCCAGCCGTCGCTGTACTGCCCGGTGAGGTACTCCTTGAGCTGTGCGGTATCGTCGTCCGTCCAGTCATCCTCGACCTCGCAGGTGGCAAGCCCGTAGAGCTTGCTGCCGACCCACTCGGCGCTCATCGTGATCTTGCGGAGCTTCTTGTAGTAGGTCGCACCGTGGTAGTCGCCAGCGTACTCGGCGAGGTCGGTGCCGTCCTTCTCCAGCGCATCGAACAGCTCGGAAGCGTAGTCCTCGACCGGAGCGGTGAGGCAAGTGCTGTCGCTTGCGATCTGGGCGATCAGGGTGTTGTAGATCTTCAGGGTTTTCATGGTGGTATTCCTCCGTGGTTTGTATTCGGCGGGCTTTCCGCCCTTCCGTTGTGTCACATATTACCATACCCTGCGCCGAATAGCAAGCGGCTAAATGTACAGATCATTTCGGGCGTATCTGCGTGATTTCTTGTGTACATAGCCTTGAAAGAGAACAGCCCCCGAAGGGGCTGTATCCAATCGCATCTTATCCGAAAAGGTCTGCGCCGAACATCTCTGCGTTCATTCTGCGTTGTGCCATCAGGAAGGCTCCGCCGTAGCTTTTGCAGTGCTTTTCGTAGCCGTCCGCATCCATTTCCCGGAGAAGGTCATCCGGGAATTCGTAAAGCGGGTAGCGGCAGAAACCGCTGTATCCGTAAACCGGCTCTCCGAAGCGTTCGTACTGCTTTGCACCGATGCTCCGCAGGAAGTCCTCTGCGGTAGAATTGTTGTTGGT